AGCTCTTCAGCCTCATGAGCTCCAATATGAAGAATTTTGCAACTTCCTTTTATTCCAAGTGCATCAATATCTATAATCATAAGTAGTTTTCCTCATCATATAATCTTATTTTATATCTTGACATAGAAGGCATCCCCCCATGAATCCATGGCCTTCTCTTCTATTCTTTTGTCAAATCCATTTTTCTTTAGCAAGCGTGTTAATTGTGGTTCAAGGCAAGCACCAAAGTATAAATCATCATATGACACTTCAGTATATATATATTTAGTTTTTTTCAAGGTTTTTAGTGCTCCTAGAAGTGCATCATATTCAGCCCCTTGAATGTCAAGATTAATCATATCTGGCTGCCAATTAATTTCTTTCATAAGATCGTCAATAGATATTGTATTAACTGAAATTATTTTTTCAACAATAATATGCGGGTATACTTCAGAATGCTTATTCAATGGATATATGCTGCTTGACTGTCCATTATTTGTTTGATAAAAAGTAAATGTTAGTCCAGATTTAGTCCATGCAGCATAGTTAAATGCCTTCATATTTTCATATGGTTGAATTCTAGACAAAACTATTTCATGCTTTTCTGGAATTGCTTCTACCCAAACAACATCAGTCCATCCTTGTTCAACATAAGATTCTAGCTCTTCAGCCTCATGAGCTCCAATATGAAGAATTTTGCAACTTCCTTTTATTCCAAGTGCATCAATATCTATAATCATAAGTAGTTTTCCTCATCATATAACATTATTGTATTTTTATTTATTCTTTTGGTTGGGTATTTAACAAACCCCCAACCTCTTCTATTTTTATACATTTCTTTTATGTAGTATGGATCTTTGTTTGAAGATCTTTCATGATTAACGTGGAAATATGATAAATCAGTTACAACAATATCAACTTCATTAAAATGTAGATTCCAGAGAATTTCTCCATCCATAGAGCTTTGCCCAACTGGTCCACGATGTTGTTGAGTTTTTTCATTATACCCGGTTGCCCTTTTAATAAAAACATTACGATGCATAAATGTTGCATCTCCTGAATATCCCGCAACAAGAAATCCATCATCAGACCTACTGTCATAAAGATCTCTTTGTTCTAAAACTTTTTTTTCTAAACCATAAACATTAGAGTTAACTCTAATTCTACACCTATAGCATGAATTATCAATTCTGCCACCCTTAAGCTCATTCACCATATATTCAATAATTTCCTTTGTCACAATTATGTCGGCATTGGTAAAAAATAGCATTTTCCCAGAAGATTTTTTTGCTCCTATATTTTTAGCAAAATATTCATAAAATGTTTCATGATGAAGTCCATCAGCAATAAGAACAGATCTGTCAACAATGATATTTTTAACAACATTATTGCTTAAATATGGAGATAGTCTTTCATTCGAGTATAAATACTTGCCATCAATAGGATTGAAATCTACGACAACTATTTCACAGTTTACCATCGAGTCGTTAATAAGAAAAAGATTGTTATGAAGCATTTTCTCAAATCTGTCAATAAAATCGCCCATATATCCATCATCTCTTGCCCCAAGAATAAAACTTATATCAGTCAACATTAATCCTTTCTATTATTTTATTAATTCCCGTTGAAATGCTTGTCTTAGGCTTCCAATAATCAAGAATAAATCGATCTGGATCATTTCTTTTATTCTTTTGAACAAGATCTTTTCTTTCTGCCGGCACTACTTCTGCATCATAGTGACTTGCAATATAATTTGCAACATCAATAATTTTTGTCCATTCAAAGCTTGTGATGTGTAATGGACTATCTGAAGTAAAATGATTGTATCTATTCATAACCATTTCAAGTGCTTCGCAACAATCTGTTGCATAAAGAAAGTCTCTCTCCTCTTGTCCATCTGTCAGCATATTTATCAATTTGTTATATTTGGCACTAAGAATAAAGTCTGTTATTGCATGATATTTTTCTGGATTTTTTTCATATCCATAAACATTCCAGAATTTTACTATTCTTCCATTCAAAGACTTTGTATATGATTCTCCAAGTGCCTTAAGAATGCCATAATTTGAATATGACATATTTGACATCTGACTACTTGCAAAGATAAATGGCTTTTCTCTAGATTCAAGAATATCAAAAACAGATGTCATTATTCTAACATTGTTGTCTATAAAATTAAAACTATTTTGATATTTTTCTAGATATCTCGATCCACCTACATCAAATGCCAGAAAGAAAACAAAGTCAGAACTTCTGATTGCATAATCAATTTTTATATCACCAACTAATCTTAAATCTTGATATGAATTGGTTGCAATATCATATTCAGTAACATGAAAAGTTTTTTTTCTTAAATAGTCGCTTAAATATGCCCCAATCTGACCGGCAGAACCAAGTATTAGTATATTTTTCATACTACCTCAATCACATGTTTCCCACCAAAATTAACAAGACCTGTGCCCGAAAAATGACCAATATGAGTTAAATCATATTTTTCATATTCTATTTCGTTCCACCATTTATTAATATGAGGCCACCATACATCAGATATGTCGTCAAGTAAAAGAATTCCCTTCCATTGTTTTTCATGAAGAAATGAATACATTGCTCTTTCCTGAACTCCATCATGAGGGTCAACGTCAATCATGATAACGGGAATTTTATTAAAATCTAATGACTCATCATTTCTAAAGTCCATAACTTTAAACTCAATATTGTCTTTTTGAATATTGAATTGAATTGTATTTATCAAGTCATAAGAAATAATTCTATTGGTTTCATTATAAGAAAGCGCCAGAGCCGACAATCCATATCTTGAGCCAACATCAAGAATTGTTTTGTTCTTGAACATTGTAGAGATATATGCGTAGAGGCTATATGGATCATTATTCATTTCTTTAAACTCATCTTGGTAATGAGGTAGGTATTCAATTAATGAATCAAATTTTATCCCCCTAATTTTCTCCTCATCTATTTTTATTTTCATTTCATATCTCCTCTATCCATAATATTTAATGTGATTGTCATAAAAGCCATAATTATTATGATCAGACAGAAACAATGCAAGGTGTGACACATTGCTATTCATAAGCAATAGTTTATCACATTTTGATAAAATGATTATTTCTGTGATAAGATTTTTAAGAGACTCTATCGATTCTTCTCTTGACTTTGAAAGATAATTGATGTCCCTTTTATTTTCCATATATGCAGACTTATTATCATATATGATAAGTTTATTTTCATATCTTTCAATAAATTTATTATATATTGATGTCTCATCAGATGTTAAAAATAAGTAATCATACTTTGATATTTGACTATCAATAATATTGTCAAAAAGAAGATTGTCATTAAGAAGATGTTCTTGTCCCTGACCGTGGCCAGTAGTCAAGTGCTCTCGCCCCCTTCTGTGAATACCAAGAATTTTTTTGTTTTTATATTCATATAAAAAATTGTCAGAAGCTTGACGAATCTCTTTCTTGATTATTAAATAGTCTTTGCAAATTTTTTTATACTTGTTGACAAATTTTTTATCTTTATAATTATCTCTTTCTTCAAAAGCATATCCAAGCTTCCAATATTTATCAACAAAATTTGGAATTTGGGAAAATTGATCTGTTATTGTTCGATCTGCATTAACGTTAGAAAATGGCTGCTCAAATACTATATTCCAAGTATTTTCCCCAATATCAGAATATCCAGGATTTCTTATATCAATATTGCACTTTATGTTATTGTCAACACAATAGTCTATTAAACATAAAACTATCATTATGTGGGCACCGAAACCAACAGACCTTTCCTGATAAAAATTAAAGTCTGTCAACACGTTTTTTATCCTTATGAACTTGGGCATTTATCCACTCATATGTTTTTGATATACCCTCTTTTAATGTCATTGAATAATTCCATTGAAGTTCTTTACGAATAAGATCATTATGTGAATTTCTACCTCGAACTCCAAGAGGTCCGTCAACATGAATCTTGGTCAATTTCTTTCCTGCAACTTCACAAACAATGTCAACAAGATCATTTATTGTAACCATTTCTTCAGATCCTATATTTACTGGACCAGAAAAATCAGATTGCATCAAACGATATGTTGCCTCAACACACTCATCAACATAAAGAAATGATCGAGTTTGAGTGCCATCTCCCCAAATTTCTATTGAGCCTCCGTCGTTTGCTTCTGCTACCTTTCTACATATAGCAGCAGGAGATTTTTCTCTACCACCTTTCCATGTACCATGTGGCCCAAAAACATTATGATATCTGGCAATTCTCACCGGAACAGAATGATTTCTACTAAAGGATAGATACAATCTCTCACTAAAAAGTTTTTCCCATCCGTACTCGCTATCAGGATTAGCAGGATATGCGGATGATTCTTCGCAATTAGGATTGTCTGGATCTAGTTGATTGTGTTCTGGATAAATACATGCACTTGAGCTATAGAATATTTTACTTTTCTTTTTTTTATCTGCATTAAATTTAACTAGTTCATTAAGAACATTTAAATTAATCATAGAGGAGTTGTACATAACATTTGCATCATTTTCTCCTGTAAATATATACCCTGCCCCGCCCATATCGGCAGCAAATTGATATATTTCATCATACGGTTCTCCGTGAAAATGAATAATTTCTTTAACAACATCCTGATTTGTCAAATTTGCAATAATAAAATAATCTGAAACGTCTGAATATTCATCATACTGAATGTCAACAGACGTTACCCAGTATGATTTATTTTTAAGGTAGCGAACCATATGACCACCAATAAATCCGCCACCACCTAGCACGAGTGCCCTTTTCATTTTATCTCCCTTAGTATAACAATATTATACACGAATATATAGTTAATAAATAAAAGAAGCTTGCATTGGTGGAAACCTCGTTCCATTGTATCTTGCCTCATCCCATCCCGGAGCAAAATCTCTTACTCTGATTTCATTATCTGACATTCCTATCCAGCCCTCAGCATTATATCTACTCTTCATCGGAGGAGGGGGTAGTTGACGTATATAATCCATTCGTGCCCACCAGTATGTTCCAGCAAAAAACCATTTATGATCTATATGCTCTGGCTGAGTCGGCATTTCCATCCAATATATTCCGCATACATCATGTGTTTTTAGTGATTCAACGCAGTCATTCCACTTCTCTACATTGTAGTGACACATAGTTTTTCTCCATGCATTAACTTCTTCAATATTTTGACGATGAGGATTCGCCGCACCTTTTGTATGAGCATATAAAGCGTATCCATCATTAGTTTGGGCATCATTATATATTTGAGTCTGAGTCATTTGCTCCCAACCATGATCTTGCTCCGCAATAATTTCATAATTAACATTCTGAGAATTTAAAAGTTGGTACACCATTGTTCTTACATTTTCCTCTCCAACAATACCAACTTTCATTGTTTCACACATATCAAGAAGCCCCGATTTTCTTGAAGCAACGATATGCTCCATTAGAGCATGCATCCAATATCCTAGTGCATAAATATGATAGTAGTGATATATTTTCATCTAGATATTTTCATTCTTCCAGTAAATCCACCAAGAGGCTCTTCATTTCCTTTAATAAACTCTGCATGAATTATTCCAGTTCTATTATTAATTACTGGAGAATATGTTTTGCAACTACCAAGAGTTGCAGCCCACCATGCAAATGTTGAGTTTGATCTAAAAAGATTTTTACAATTCATCATTGTAATAAAATCATAGAATATAAATGATTGATCTCTTGAATCATCAAGACACACTGCTATTGATGGATCAAAGCCATGAGATATTGCCCCATTGGAATAACTTTCATCAGTAACAGTACCAAATACATGTGAAAAGGCAACATAGTCTCCTCGCCTTTTATGAAAAACTAAATCGTAGGATGGAGTATCTATTTTTTCTTTAAATTTAAACCATTTTTTAACTTTTGATCTCGATAAATATTTTAAGTGATATGGTTGTTGAAAATGACCGTCAAGATTTACATCATCTGATTCTGGATATTCTGTTGAAGGACCGGCAACATCAGACATAATTTCTTCATCTATTCCTTTAAATATATGTCTTCCAATCCAATCTGGAGTTCTTAATTCAGCACCAATTGATTCAGCATAAGCTCTTGCAAAAGCATACTGAAACAATTGGTTGCCAAACCTTCCTCCATTTCCAAGACATGCTATTGTTATCATTTTTCTGCGTTATCTATTAAAGATCCTTGACTTCTATCATGAATAAAATATAAATTATCTGAAACCATGTACTTAAACAAACCTGTTTGCCAAAAATATAAATCATCTGGAAGTCTGTGCTTAAAATCTTTCCCATTAATAAATTTTTCAGCACCTCTTTTATTAATCATATAACATGTGAGTCCAACAAACCACCCTAATGTAATAGGTTCATACCACTTAATTCCATCAATTGTTTTTAAAATACCATGATTTCTTGGATGCTGCCCATCAGGATTTAAATAAAGACATGCAACATCATATTCATAATCCGCCACAACTTTATAGGCAGAATCCAATGCAAGCTCCCAATCAGTATCATAGTCTGGTATGCAATCGTCCTCTACAATAAACGCAACATCATTTTCCATCATCTCAAGACCTTCACAGTGAGACCTAAATGCTCTATAGTGCCCAACCTCATTTCCGTGCCTCCAGTTATTATCTGGAGGAATGTACTCCCAATCTTCAGATATAAATATCTTTGGATTCTTATTTTTAAAATGCGGTACAGCTAATGGAGTTCTATGTTGATTCGTTAAAATAATTGTGTCGTACATTAGTTCCCCATCATGTCTGATAAACTATCATAATCTAATGTTGGATTTGCATTAAGCTCATTACACATATTTACCCATGTTTCCTCTATTGTATTTTCACCATCTTTAGTCAAAGAGCAAAGGTCGTATGAATAACAAAACGCAAGAGGTATTCCCAAATCGTTATATTTAAAAAATTCTTGATGATTATTTACATCTACATCAATTGTAAATTCTGTAATTATATGAGATTTATCAAGATAGTTCATGATTTATTATGCTGGATGGGGGGCGTTAGCCCCCCATTAAACTACTCCCAGCCATCTCCTTCTTTATTAACAATTGTGGAAGAACTTGAGTCACTTGACCTACGCTTATTATCGCGTAGAGACATTCCAAGCTCATTGGCTACAATTTCATAATCGTGTCCATTAGAACCGTCTGCTCGCTTGAATTCACGATACTTTAGGCGACCGTGTACAATAACTCGATCTCCCTTCCTAAGAGACTTGACACTCTGAGCTAGATTGTTGAAGCATACAACATCAATAAATACTGTATCTCCATCTCTCCATTCTCCATTTTCCTGAACTCGCTCAGTACTTGCCATTCGTAGCTTTGTGATTGAATTTGTATTACCCCTAATTTCAGGGTCTCGTACTAGATTGCCGATTGAGGTAATCATAATTGAATTCATCTATCTCTCCTTATCTTTTTTAAAGCCCCCCGGTGGGACTTTTGTTACATCAATTACCGGATCTAATGCTACCATATTTCCATACGATTGTAAAATTTTCTTTATTATTTGCATATATTGAATGCACTTTAATCTTTCATTTTCACTTAAGTATGTCCATTGACTTTCATAAAATCTTAATCCAATGAAAGGTGGGTTTGTTGGATATTCCATAATGTCCATCATAAAATCTGATGGAACTGGAATTGACCTAACCGCCTTTCTTGCTTGCTCGCTATACATTTAATCTCCATCAAGTGTTAATGACAGCCATACATCTGCCCAATCTTCACCCTGTTTATGACGATTGTGCTCCATGGATATCTGTCCATTCTGAAAGTATACACCACCCCAAACTCCAGTTTCTTTGTTACTGACTCCATATGCAAAACATTTTTTTCTCACAGGACATCTTGAACACATGATATCAACACCTAAAGCAACATCTTCATTATTTTCATATGTATCAAAAAACATATTTGTGTCCATATTAACACATAGAGATTGTTTAGTCCATTCTGGAATCATTTCATTAATTTCTCCGGTATATTCCAGCCATTTTTTTCTACCGGGAAAATGGTACGAATATACCAATCTCCATCTATGTATACTCCATTGCTTAGAAGGTCTGCAGAGCTTTGTTTTTCTAAAAGCCAAACATCATAATTATTCCAATGAAGCTTGTCATTGTTAGCAACAATTCTTTCCATTTCATAAATATCATTTACTATCATCTGAACTCACAATCTTAGAAGAAAAGATCATCATTACTCCGGCAATGAAGAATTCACTCATAGCTATAAGCACAAATCCTGACTGGCCTGTCATTATTCCATATACAAGAAATGCTGCCTGTTGCAGAAACCAGAATAATAGTGCTGCACCAAATTTAATAAGTGATGGCCCCATAACCAATGCGATAGAAAGGCTGGCAATAAACAATAGGTGGAAGCCAAATAATACTAAAGACCATTCATTGAGATCCATTTTCTCTCTCCTGTCGTATATACAATTCTTTTAATTCCAAGATTCTTTATTCTTTCTTGACAATAAATGCATGGCTTGCTATTTCCTATTTGCCCCATTCTATTTATTCTTGCCACATAAAGAGTGCATCCTCTTACATTCCATTGAGCATTACGCATTGCTTCAACTTCAGCATGTCTGGAACATCCTGTTTTAATATGCTCTTCTGAAACATATTTTGGATTATTGGTATTTTTATTATACCCTCGTCCTATAATTCTACCCTTTTTAACGACGATAGCCCCGTGCTTTTTTCTTGCCTCAGACATGCTGGCATACTCTTTTGCCACCTCTATAAAAATAGTATCCTTACTCATCAGTATTTAAACACACCTACCTCCACTCCAGATATTTCTGCAAGAGCAACCGTTTGAGAATTTTTATCGTTTCTATTGCAAAAGAATGCATAGTATGAAATATCTTTCATGTTATTTTTAGCATGATCGTATGTCACCTTACTATGCCTAACCCTTAATCCTTTCTGTCTTAAATAATTTTCTGATGAGTTGCAAAATGCGGCGGTAAAGCGATTAATATTTCTTGGTCCTAAAGACCATACATAAATTTTATCAGACTTCATTGGATATGACAAGGCTACACCCATACCACGCATAAAAGACTCGTAGTTTGAGAAAGTCTTTGAACCTTCTACAACAATAATCATTATACCCTCTATTCATTAATATCGTCAAGAACATCAAAAAGAAAATTAATATCTTTCTTTGAAGCATTAAAAACATCTATTGGTTTAACTGAATCTCCATCAACTTCTCCATTAAATACTTTCCCATGATAGAAAGTATGATTTTGTACCCAGAATGCGTCTGAATTATTTAGAATAACCATCTTTAAAGTTGACTTGCCTATCATTTTAGACATCTGAGTTTCTACGTTTCCAGATGCCTTTTCATAATACATGTTATGAAGCTCATCTTTATGTTTTTCCATCATTGAATCAAAAAACATTATGGACTTTCGAGTATCTATGGCAAAAATAAGATTAACAATATTAAATACCATTGTTGATATTGAACAAATATAAAATAATCTTCGTGCTGAACTTGTTTTTGCCATAATTATCACTCCATTATACTAAAGGATTGAATGGACTATTTTGCCAAACTTTATTCATAGACTTCTTGCTTTCACTATGTTTGGGATGGCCACTTGGTAGTAAATCGTTGTCTGTTATATAATTACTATTTTTTGGCCTTCCTGAACTAAGAAGATACAAAAAAGCATTTACTCTTGCCATAGCCCAGGCACCTCTAGATACTCCCGGACGATGACTTGTTGAGTATGCACCTGCTCCACGTCTATATACTGATGCAAGAACTCCATAGTTTGTTCTTGTTGACGTGGGACGGCCACGAGAAGACATTCTTTCATTATGTTCTTTTGCCTTTAATCGTAAACTATTTTTAATTGATTCTGTGAATTCTATTCCACCTCTTGATCCAGAAGCGCTTCCTTCTGGATTTTTTGATGATCCAGATATACGATCTTTTGGTGGTGCAGGAGCTTTTTCAAGATCATCTGAAGTCGAAAACTTTTCCCTTTCTCTCATAATTGCATTTCTTTTTGATTCTGCCCAAGTTTTTCCAGAATCTCCACCCCATAAAAGCCATGCAATAAGTCCGTTTGATGGATATCCCGGTTCTCCGGCATTAAATCCTTGGCCCTGTTTATCAACTTCGTGACGACTAAAAAATGAATGCATTCTTAATACAGTATCGTCGCTAAGATTTTTCTTATTAGAAATATCTCTAGCTCTGGCAACTCCAACAGCCGTACCTCCACGACCAAATTCACGACGAAGCCTTAGTCCTCTTTCTGCATTAGAAGCCATGGCATCAGTTGGAATATTTTCTGACATTAAATCACCTATATTCTACTGAGAAATCCACCATTAAATTCTTCAACTTCAATTGACTTTTGACCAGAAACCTTCCAATCTTCAGGAAGCATATTTCTCATTCTTAGGGCATTTGCTCTTCTAATAATATGAGCTCTTGCTGCAGAATAATTTTTGGCACGACCAACAGATGAAATTGCATTTTCTAAATCTTCATCATCTGCAATTGGGAATGACCCATCCTCCATGGCAGCGCCAGTCATTGCCATTCTTCTTCTATTCTGCTCAGAATATTTTGCTTTGTTCATATTCACTTCTCCTTCAGAGTTCTCTCTTATTGAATTTGCATATTCATAGGGAATTACCGCGAATCTGCATAGTCCATTTTCTTCAATTTCTTGTTTTATGATAGAGCATTTATTGTCTGTTACATGTAGAGCACACGTTCCACACTTAATATTCATGTCAAGATTGTCATTTTGACTTCCATCGACATATCCTACATATATTCCTTCTGCCTCATCCAAATATCCTATTTCTGCAACAAGTTCTAGAAGGGCATCGGCAAGTTTTTGCTCATCTTCGGGCAAATTGTCGTAAAACACTTGACCGTCGCCCATCTGCTTCTTAACTTTTTTATCTTTTTCTTTTATATTCTGTGGCTTTTTATTCGGTGTAATTTGATTAGTTATCGCACCTGCCGATGCCCCACTAGAACCAGTTGACTTCATTTCTCCTTCTGATGCATAAAGAGCTTTCAGTTGAGCTTGTGCGCCATCCATTGTTTCATGACATCCAACCACTTTCATATCCGAATCTTTCACTACAGCATATCCACGGCACGACTTATAATTCCTTAAGACTTTCCACGGCATAAAATTATTATATCATCTTTATATCAATTTGTATTGAAAAAGAAATTCTTTAATATCTCCATAAACATTTTCTTTTTCCTCTTCTTCCTCCAAAGATTGTATCATTCTATCTTCTTTTATGGAAGACCATGTATGAATATTTACTTCTTGATCATTATCTTTCTTCGATAGAGATATGGCATTATAGACCGCCCCGCACAATGCGTCAGATAAGTCTTTTCCACCTTTTCTAGGGTGATCTACCTTATTCTTATCAGTTATTCTTAATTGCAATAATTCATTTAAAAGTTCTGAAAGATGAGGGGCAGCAATTCTTTCTTCATAAAATAACATTGCCAAATCCTCATAATGTTTTTTAGCAACAGACAAAGTGTCTGTTTTTATTCCAAGATCTTTTAAATCTCTTTGAATATCAAAACTATTATGTGTAACAAAGCCATTGGCGATAAACTCATTGTATTCCGGTACATAGATATCGTACGTTGGCATCGATCCTACTGACTCAATCTTTCTAATTTTTATCCAAAGTTCATTGTTTTCAGACACTCGGAGCAACTCATCATCATTAGTCAGCTCTGCTATTGTTTTCCATCCACGCTTTGTAAGCATTTGATGATTTGCCGTTCCTTCAAACTCATATCCAA